CATAGTCTCCTATTGTTTTTTCATCATTATACTATGATTGATTAAACTCTCTCCATTTTAAGAATCACCTTCCCAACCACATCAATATCAGTCATTTTTTTCAATGCGAATATGCCCATTCCCCACCACATTATTTTTTTGAGCCACTAACATGTTGTGTGATTGCGCCAGTTTGTGATGATGAAGTTTTTAAGCCTGTCATAAAAGCAATAGCTTCTAGTTTTTTATGGTCATCCAGATCGTTAAACGCAATTAGGGCTAATTTTTCGTGTGTGCTCAAGTCATTGGAAGCGCACCCAAAAATTAACCAATCTAGACTTACACTGAACTGGTTAGAAATAATCAAAAGCGGTCCTAACGGTACTAAATTTCGCACTTTCCATTTGTTTACACTAGGAGGTTGGATACCAATAACAGTGGCTAACTCTTTATCTGTATGAACATTACAAATTTTTTTCATACGCTCGATAATTTCGTATGAATTTAAATCAATTCTATTTTCCATAAAAAGTATAATTTATCATTGAAAATTACCTAAAAGGCAATTAGAATAACCTTAAAGCTAATTTATTTGATTATAAGTTACTAACGGTAAATAGATTACCACAACAAGGGAGATTTGACTATATGGAAACCAATGCAACGCCAATACAGGCGAGAAAAGGGCGCAATCCCACTTTGCAAATTTCACTAGAGCAAAAAATCATCAGCAAAATTGAAGCTTTAGCCATAAAGGAAGACCGCTCAATTTCATCAATGGGGCGCGTATTAATTAATCGTGCCTTGGCAATGACAGCACAACAGGAGGAACAGCAATGAACAAGCAAAATACAATTTGTATAAACATACATATGGAACAGCCTTACATGACAAGAGAAGAGTTTGCTAAAAAATTAGATGTATCAATAGGGACAATTGATCGGTTAAGACAGCAAGGTGTTCTGAAGTGTATCAAGATGAAAAATGATAAAGGGGAAGAAACTGAAAGAGGTTTAGTTTTAGTTGATTTGGTAGCGATTGCTGTACGCAATGCAAAAAACGCATTTCAAATATAAACCGCACAAAAGTGCGGTTACAAAAAACAAGGTTTTTTGAACGTTGGCTATGCCAACGGCTGCGAAGCAGCGAACAATCCTTACAAGGATTGTGAGTAATTTCCAAAAGATTTTAGTTATAAGGGGAAGACAATGACTAAATCATCATTCACGTTTTTCTTTCAAGAATATTGCGAGAAACACAATTTAACCAACGAAGAAATTCAAGAAAGATTCGCTATTCTTCAGTATCAGGCAGAAGTCGAGCGAGATACCACTCAAGCACATCAGCAGCTTTCGGCGATTTTTGCGAAATGCCGTGAGGGCTATCCACGTAAACAGGCTAATAACGATGAGACAACTTCCCAATATACGGGAGCAGAACATCAAGTAATTCGGGATTTGTTTGCTTCACTGAAGCAATCAGCGCGTGAAGCTCATTCTCTACATCATCAATCACATCAGGGTGACGTGCAAGTCCACGCAAAAAGCAACCCATCACGCGTTCTTGAAGTCCCTGCTGTAACTGAAGTTGATAAATCTGTGCTTGCATATCTTGAAGCGTTTTTTGCATCTGATCGTTCATCTTCTGAAATCCTTAAATTAAGTAATCGTTTATTCAATTTAGGGCAAGCATACAACAAATCAGGTAAATAAAAAAGCGAGGGCGCGTCAATGTATGTATCTGAAAACGAAAGTGTAGTAGAAAAATGGTACCGAGAAAATGGCATACCCATGTCGAAAGCAAGAAATAGCGAAGAAACCTTGCATGAAATGGGCTTGAGTAAATATCCCACTGAACGTGCTTTTAATCATATTTCCGATGAGCAAAAAGGCATGTTAAAAGCGTTAGCAGACATTGAACCCTTTGAAGATTACATCTTGCCCGATCTGACTGGCGATAAGTTATGGCATTACAACGAAAAAGGCATTGATAAATTAACCAAAGCCTTTCACGCCATGTCAGCACTTCGCACGCCTTTTCCGCGCGCTTTAACCCGTCGTGATTGACGGCAAGTGTGATCGTTTAAGCGCATTAGGGTCGATTGCTGGGATGTGGGAAGATTAGCTATGCAATCAATGTGGGAACAGCAACGTGACAACACCGTCAGTGCCAAAAAGGCACACATGGCGGTGGTTGCCTGTGAACGTTATCAAGCCGCAGAAAATGGGCATAAATTTGACCGCACTTCGCTGCCCTTTGATGAACGCTACTATACGCCACTGCAGCTAGAATTGTTCGCCACAAATCCCGTTGATTTTGAGTTTATCGAACAAAAACTTGAAAACCTACCTCGCCAACGTCAGCGGGAATATTTCCGTAAACTGTATATTAAAGCCTATCGCAGCGTAAAAGACGATGGCTCGATTGTGTTTGCCCTCGGCAATAAACAACGTCGATATGCCAATGATTATTTGCGCAATGTATTAGATGTGCGTTTACAAAAAGTCTTTTCACAATACAACGTGAACGTCGATTTTTTGCAAACCTTCATCAACACCCCACAATGGTTGCTATCTGTTAAAGATGAAATGCAACAAGCCGTGCAGTTCTCCACCGTGCCAACACGTGAAGAGCTCTCAAAACATTACAACGAACTGCATTACAGCGGTTTTCATTTTCAACTGTTCGGCATCCAACAAAAGCAAAAACAATTACCTTTCTATTTAATCACCGAAAGAAAATTGAAAAAAATGGCGTATGAAATGGCAGCGGCATTTATTCGATTTCAATGTGATTGCTCCCACTTTTTAAAAAATGGCATTGAAAAAGACAACGAGGGCGACATTCAAGGCTATTTCTATCAGCTCTATAAATGGTGTGGCGAAATCGCCCTTTCTGCGGGTTTCAAAATCCCTCACTGGGAAAAAATCGAAAACGATAAACGCATTAAAGGCGAATATATCGACAGCACCTTACTTCGCTTAACTTGCGAAAAATGGTGGTTTAAGCAAATGCGAGACATACAAAAACGTATGGTCGAGCATATCGCCATTGCCTGTGGCGAGGTGCGCGCCAATGCCGCCAGTTATATCTCCAATCAAAGTTTCCAGGAATGGCAACTCCAGCAACGCAAGAATCACGATTACTTGCGTGCGATGATCATTGAAAACATCGACAATCCAGAAGAACAGGTCGAGCTTTTCGATATGTTTTTAAAATCATCATCGAACCCCGCATTACGTCGTAATGAAATGATGGTGCGCTTGCGTGGCTTGGAAGAATGGGCAGAAGAAAACAACAATGAAGCCTTATTTTTGACGCTTACTGCGCCATCATCATTCCACGCAGGAAACGGCAATAAAAAATGGTCGGGTGTCAATCCACGAGATACGCAAAACTATCTAAACAAAGTATGGCAACAGTTCCGTGCGTTATTGTCGAAACGTAATATTAAATTTTACGGTATGCGAGTGGCAGAGCCGCACAAAGACGGCACACCACACTGGCATGCGTTATTTTATGTTCAAGCAGAACATAAAGAGGAAGTCATCCGCTTATTTAAACAAAAGGCCCTAGAGTTAGACGGCAATGAGAAAGGCGCAGCAGAACACCGTTGCAAAGTGGAAGAATGCGATAAAACAAAAGGCAGCGCAACGGCTTACATTGCGAAATACATTGCGAAAAATATTGATGGTTTTGCCCTTGCTGGCGAAGTGTCAGATGAAGACCCGACACTAAGTCTACACGACAACGCATTGCGCGTTCGTGCATGGGCGAGCCGTTGGGGCATTCGTCAGTTCCAATTCTACGGGGGCGCATCAATTTCTGTTTGGCGTGAATTGCGCCGATTAATCAGCGGGCAAGCCGATGATGAAATTATCAATAAAGCCCAAGCAGCTGCAGGCATCGCGAATGACTATGCGGCATATATGGAAATTCAAGGTGGTGCGCTTGCTAAACGTACTGATCAACCCATCAAGCTCGATTATGAAACTAAACCTGCTAATAAATATGGCGAACAACGCAAAGCCATTATTGGGCTGGCTAACCGATTTAGTCTTAAACAAGTCATTTCACGCACCAAAAAATGGCAAATTAAAAAACGCCCACAAGATTTTGCCCAACGCGCAGAATCTATGGTTGAGCATAGCTCAACCGCTAGCAATAGCGCACGTAGTGCGCCTTGGACTTGGACTTGGACTTGTGTCAGTAACTGTAACCGCTCAATTCTTGAGCAAAAGATCAAATTACTGATACAATCGATCTGCGCGCCCCTTAGCGCACAAAAATTAGACTATTTATTCAAGTACAAACGGCTAATCATAGATAAATATACAGCCATAGAACTTACCGAAAACGATGTGCAGTTAGTGAAACGGAATCAAAACATGATGACGTCGCTTTCCCCTGTGCCGAGAAATATTCAAAAACTAAAAGATTTTCATAAAAACAACCGAATCCAATAGGAGAAAACAACATGAACAAACGTAAACAAAAACAACTGCGCCGAATTATGGCGGCAAAACGTGCAGAAAAGTGCGGTCAAATAGATCTGAAAAATTTACAAGCACAAGTGTGGGATCTTGCTGTGCAATCGCAACAAACCGCAAGTTGGGTAAAAACACAAGGCGAAACTCATCGTCTTCTTTATCGCTATTTTTCAAAAGAAATAGCACGGCTTGAAAAACGCAGAACGCCCGAATTAATCCTGCTTGCTATGGCTTCAGGTTTTCTCGGCGGTGCAGTAGTGGGCTATGTTTTATGGTTATTGGCAATTCTTTGAGTAAAAATAATGAATAAATCCAACACCAAAAAATCAGATAAAGACTTATGGGCCACACCTTGGTGGGTTTTCTATTATGCAGAACAATATTTCAACATCAAATTTGATTTAGATGCTTGCGCTATGGAACACAACACCAAAGTGAAAAACTTTATCAGCCCAGAACAAGATACGCTAACAGCAGATTGGCAAGGACGTTATTGTTGGATGAACCCGCCTTATAGTAACCCGTTGCCCTTTGTCTTACGTGCTATTTCGCAAAGTGTGCTACATAACAAAACGGTGGTAATGTTGCTTAATGTAGATGGTTCGACAAAATGGTTTGATATGTGTGTACGCAACGCAAAAGAAATCGTGTATATCACTAATTCACGAATCCCTTTCATCAACAACGAAACTGGCGAAGAAACAGACCAAAACAACAAACCGCAAATGTTGGTGTTATTTGAGCCAAAAGCCCCTTACGGCAGTTTGAAATCCTCTTATGTGTCGTTGCATACGATGAAAGAATCAAATAATAAAAAATAACCCATATAACTCTAAAAAACTTGAAAATCAAAAGTAATTGAGTTATAATAACCCTATAAATTAATAAGTAAGAGGTAAAATGAATAGTGCAAAAATAATTAAACAAATTGAGGATGACGGTTGGTATCTTGTAAATGTTGTCGGTAGTCACCATCAATTCAAGCATCCAACAAAGAAAGGGCGAGTTACTGTTCCACATCCGAAAAAGGATTTACAAATAAAGACGGTAAAATCAATATTAAAGCAAGCGGGGATTTAAAATCCCCCCTTTATTGAAACTATTTTTGATTATTCAATTTTTTATAATAAGTAAGGGAAGATTATGTTATACCCAATCGGAATAGAAATGGGCGATGAAAATCACACATACGGTGTGGTGGTGCCTGATGTGCCAGGTTGTTTTTCAGCAGGTGATACATTAGAAGAGGCATTCATCAACGCAAAAGAGGCGATTACCTTCCATATTGAAGGCCTGTTAGAAGATGGTGAGGAAATTCCGCAGCCAACATCATTACAAGAGCACGTTAAAAACCCAGAGTATGAAGGCTTTACATTTAGTTTTGTGGATGTAGATTTAACCCATCTAATGGGGAAAGCCGAAAAAATCAATGTAACCTTGCCTAGTCTTTTAATTAAACGCATTGATAGTTTTGTAGCAACGCATCCTGAATATAAAAACAGAAGCAACTTTTTGGCGCAGGTGGTCACAAATAAGTTACTCGCAGCATAAAAATAAAAGCCGCTATTTCTAGCGGCTTTTTTATCCCTCTAATATCTTCCTTAAATGGGCTTTTTCTTCTATTGAAAGTTTGCTTAAAACTAATTCAAGTAATTTGTCTTTGGTTAATTTGCTACTTCGTGTTGTGTGACTAAACTCCATATTCATCACAAATCGGTGACCGCACAGAGGGTTTTTACAGGCACAATAATATCTTGTAAATTCATTGTTCATCGGTTCGGATTTTTCAATAACGGCTTTTGAATTGCAAATCCTACAGTAAATATTTGTTGTTTTTGCCATTTTCTCCCAAAGCCATCGCACAAAATAACTGAAAATAATTATATCAATGAATGGCTTTTTGTACAGGATAAAAACAAAGATTTATTTTGCGAAATTTTGTTCACGGAACTTGATTTTTAATAAGTTTTTGATTTCTGGATCTTGATTTATTGTTTCTGCAATAATCTCTTGTAATGGCATCACTTCATCATAGTGATACACTTCACGATATTTCAACGGATCGCCAAGCCCGCCCGTATTTGTCGGAATAATCCCACTTAAACCTGCAGGAAAACGGTGTGCGGTTAAAACATCTTGTGCCGAAATATTTTTAATGTTGGCAAATTCATCTTTTGTTCCAGTATCGCCAATCGGAATCACTTTTAACCCGTCAGGATGACCGCCCGCAATATTCACAAACATAGAGCGGAAATTACCCACGCCTTTAGATTCACTGATTTTTTTGGCTATTTCTTCTTCCATTTCTTCGGTTAAATCGGGATCTGTGGAGTACAAAATAAAGCCCATATGCCCACCATTGCTAAAATAGCGGCGTCGGAATACAGTCGCATCAGAATTTAGCAATGCCGATTGAATACCGCCTACATAATCGGGCGATCCATAAACTTGTTGCATAGGGTCGTAAAGTTTAATGAAAATAATATCTTTCGCATCATAGCGATAGATTTCTTGTGCGGTATCATAAAGCGATTTTTTCATTAAATAGGAATAGCCGCCATCTTTGCGCACGCGCAAATAAAGGCTAGAAAGTGGTACTAAGCGCACCACTTGCCCAAACCCATTACGCACTTTTAAAAGCCCCACATCCCCAAACTGAATTAAATTTAAACACAGTGCGCGCATATCCATACGAGATAATGCTTTGCCGCCTTCGTAGAGTGCGCTTACCATATTGGCACGACTATGCAGAATTCCCCCATGTTGTGCATTTTGATGAGGTAGTTTAGCCAGTGCATGACGGTTCACAGGGGGTAAATAGCAGTTATAATTTTCATCAAAGCCTATGCCGACATAATCTAGTGCAGGCGAGGCACTGATTTCATTTAATGAAAAAGTGCGGTCATTAATTGGGGCAATAACAATCCCTTTTTTATTGTCTGTTACATTAGTTTTCATTTAGTACACTCCATCCGCGACGTTTGCGCGGTTTATCACTTAAGGATTTTTTATTAATGGCGTTACAAATGGCAAAAAACACATCGGCGTGCTGTGTTTTCACAGTGCGTTCAGCGGTGAACGTCATCGTATTGCCAGATTTTGTTGATTGGTGCTTAAAATATCCAGTTCTTTTTCGCTCCATTCAATCTGTCCGTGCTCAACCAAATCATGCACTTTCAGCACCATACCTGTTTTACTTTCGGGGTTGTAAATAATGGCAGTGGCGGCACGGCGGGCAAATTCTTTCACTAATTCATAAACGCCATAACCGACACCCGTCGCATCGATGCCGATGTAGGTCATATTGTATTTTTCATAAAGGGCGCGAATTTGATTGGCTTGATAGACATAGGAAAGCCCCTGCCATTGATAACGTGCAAGCACGCGATATTTCTCACTGGGTAAGGCTGGCGGAGCAATAATCACAAAACTTGCCCCATCGCCACTGTGTGCGGGGTCGAATCCGCCCCAAACTTCACGATCACCAAAAGGGCGATCCGCTTTCGGGTTAAAGTCTTTCCATTTAGAAATATCTACACCACATTTTAAAAGTTGATGAACGGTAAAAATAGAATCTGCATCATCAATCCAAACGCACATATAAAGCTGATTGAACGCATATTTGCTATAGCGTTGTTTCAGTTTTTCAATGTTAAATAACGTGCCCGCACCGCCTTTTAGTGCGTCTTCAATGGTTACCACATAACGCCACTGACCATCGGGACAAAGTCGCCCACCGTCACGCAATTCTGCAAAAGTTGGGAATGACACGTTTTTGCGTTTAGGGTCGCCATCTCGCCAGTTATCGCCACTCCAGAAAGAATAGGATTCATGGAATTTGGAAGAGGGCGTACTGAAATAGGTTTCACGCCATTTTTCATGCGTTGCCATGGCTGATGCCACGTCATTGAATCGCTGAAAGTCACGAATCCACGCATATTCATCGCCGTACACATGCCCGCTATTCCCTTGCGACGTATTTTTGTTGGTCGATAAAAAATGCAGTTCCGCGCCATTGCTTAAAATAATCGGGTTGCCAGTCAGCTCAACACCGAAATATTCCCTCGCCATCTTCACAATGTAATTTTTAAAGATTTCTGCTTGCCGTTTACTGGCGGATAAGAAAATTTGATTGTCACCGCTAAAAATCGCATCTTCCAACGCTTCAAAACTAAAATAATAGGTCGCCCCAATTTGGCGCGATTTCAGAATATTGCGCACATCGTGGTGCTTGTTAGCGCGGATGTGTTTTTGATAATCAAACAACGAATCAATAAACGGCTGGCACATTTCGGGGGTAACGTGGGAAATATCATTTTTAACCCGTTTTTTCTTCTTGCGCTCATCGCCGTCACCACTATCAGCAAAGGCGCGCTCATTGCCAGAAACGTCCGCAGAATTGACCGCACTTTTTGCTGTCACTTTAGCTACCGTTGCGACACGTTGCTTTTTATACTGAATATCTTTATCGATCAGGGCTTCTAGTTCTTTGATTTCCTGATCGCTTTTATTTTCACGCTCTGTCAGCGTAATAATGCGTAACGCAATTAATTCTTCAATCCCGCTTTCGCTGATTAAATTGCGCCAGTTGTATTTTTCCGCCCAATAGTAAATAGGGCGTGTGCTATTTAAACCTAATTCTTCAGCGATCTCTTTCGGCGTGTATTTTTTTAAATATAAAAACTTTGCCGCATAAATCACTTCATCATCATAGCGTTTTGTTTTTCTTTTTCTTAGCTTAGATTCCGTCATTTTTTATCTTGCTGTTGTTTTGTGGATGTATTGTGGCAACAAAAACCGCAAAAATTGAATGGCAAAATTTGGATATATTCGGATATAGCGCGAAAACCACCTATATCCGAATATATCCGAATTTTGCCCCGTGATTTTGTAAAAAAGATCGGCAAAAATGACCGCACTTAAGCAAACAAAGCGAAAACGCAGGCATTTTTAAAATGAATAAATCAAAACTAAAAACTGATTTTATTTGTATCGCCACATCGGGCTACACCGTGGACGGTCGCCAAATTACCGCCCAAGAGTTGCACGAAATGGCAGAAACCTACGATCCCGAACATTACACTGCGAATTTATGGCCAGAACATCGTCGTTATTTTAGTTGCGGTGAAGTGTTAGAAGTGAAAGCGGAAGAACAAGAAAATGGCGAAGTGAAGTTATTTGCCAAAATTGCCCCAAATCAGCAATTAATAGATTTTAACCGTGACGGGCAAAAATTATTTACCAGTGTTGAAATCGCAGGAAATTTCCGCAATTCAGGCAAGGCTTATTTATCTGGTTTAGGTGTAACCGACAGCCCCGCATCAGTCGGAACAACCAAACTTGATTTCTTTAATCATCAAGACAAGGTGCAGTGCAGTGAATTTATTAATATTGATTTTACTGAACAAAAAAACGATGAAGAAAAAATGACACGTAGTTTTTTCAATGCGATCAAACAATTCTTTTCATCTTCCGAACAACAGGAAGAACAATCAACTCCCCATAACAACAATAATAAAGAGGACGATGCAATGAACGATAAACAGTTCGAGCAACTAATTGAGGCGGTGAATGGTTTAGGCGCAAAAATTGACAATCATTTTTCAGCCAAAGTAGAAACCAAAGAACCAAAAAACAAACCAGAAGAAAAGAAAGATGAACAGCCGCAAAGCGTAACAGCAGAGCAGTTCAATCAACTTTTAACAACGGTTCAGGCGTTGGATAAAAAATTCAACGAATTAAGCCAAGAACAAACCACTGTGCCAAGCGGTGTACCAACAGTAGAAAGCGAAAATGTGTACAGCTTAAACGGCTACAACATCGACTTATCAAAAGGATTCTAAACAATGAATAAACAAGCGTATTACGCTCTCGTAGCGGCATTGGCTAAACATTTTAATCAGCCAATGGACTCTATTTTACGTGGTGAAAGTTTCTCGCTTAAAGCACCTGAAGCAGCATTATTGGGTGAAAACATTCAACAGCGTTCTGACTTCTTAAAGCAAATTAATATGGTGCAAGTAGCGCATATTAAAGGGCAGAAATTATTTGGTGCAACAGAAAAAGGCATTACGGGTCGTAAACAAACTGGCCGTAATTTGGCTAATCTTGATCATACCCAAAATGGCTTTGAATTATCAGAAACAGACAGTGGCATTATTGTGCCATGGGCATTGTTCGATTCGTTTGCTATTTTTAAAGATCGCCTTGTGGAGCTTTATAGCGAATATTTCCAAAACCAAGTTGCATTAGACATCTTGCAAATTGGCTGGAACGGTCAAAGCGTAGCAAATAATACAACTAAAACAGATTTGTCTGATGTGAATAAAGGCTGGTTGAAACTTTTACAAGAACAACGTGCGGCCAACTTTATGACCGAATCTACAAAATCCTCAGGCAAAATTACCATTTTTGGTGATAACGCCGATTACGCGAACCTTGATGATTTAGCCTTTGACTTAAAACAAGGATTAGATTTCCGTCATCAAAACCGTAATGACTTAGTCTTCCTTGTTGGTGCTGATTTAGTTAGCAAAGAAACTAAACTCATCCAGAAAAAACACGGTTTAACCCCTACCGAAAAAGCCGCATTGGGTTCACATAACTTAATGGGCTCATTCGGTGGAATGAATGCTATTACCCCACCAAACTTCCCGGCACGTGCTGCAGCAGTGACAACGCTTAAAAACTTAAGTGTGTACACCGAGGCTGAAAGTGTACGTCGTTCTTTACGTAACGATGAAGATAAAAAAGGTGTGGTGACATCTTACTACCGACAAGAAGGCTATGTTGTGGAAGATTTAGGTTTAATGACTGCTATCGACCACACCAAAGTGAAATTAAACGGTGAAGCATAGGAATTAACACTAAATGGGAATGTGAGATTTTCAACGCCAAATGCAGGCACTAGCAGAAATTAATCAAGTATCAGAGAGCAATACACAACAAAGTGCGGTTGCGACTCACGGTAATGATTATGCCGTGCTTGAAATTGCCTTACAGAATGACGTAAACGCCGTGCGCGCATTCCAGACACGTGCCGAAAAATTAGACTATAAACGCAACCGATTTTTGCCAAAGTGGTTGCCCTTTGTGAATGAATATTTAGATAAAGGGGCAATTTATCAGAATGATTACTTGGTTTATTGCATTGTGTATTTGTTTGACATTGCTGATTTTGACCGAGCCTTGTCATTGGCTGAAAAAGCAATTGAGCAAAATCAATCTATGCCGCAAGGGTGGCAAACCACATTGCCAAACTTTGTCGCAGACCAAATTTACAACTGGACCGATAAAACCGCCGCAGCCGGTCAATCCGTGGAGCCATATTTTACGCAAACTTTTAAAAACGTGGCGACCCAGTGGAAGTTGCATGAAATTGTCACAGCAAAGTGGCTCAAATTAGCGGCGGCACTGCTTTTACGCAGTCCACAAGGCAAAGTACAAGCCAGTGGCATTGATGATGCCGAAACACTTGTTCTGGCTATTCAATTATGTAACCGCGCTTTCCAACTCAATCAGAAAGCGGGTGTAAAAAATATGATTGAGCGTTGTGTCATGCGTTTAAACGCATTGGCAAAATCGGGCGATTACGACCCGAACCGTCTTCCCCAAGTGGCGGGCTTGAGTTTGGAACCAAGCCAAATTGATTTTGATCTTGTTATTAAAAAACTCACTGCCCGCCCACTCCAAAACAGCGAGGAAGGCAATGTTTAACGGCAGAACGCAAGATTATGATGACACTGTCATCACCAATAACGGCTTTTGGTCGGATATTTATGTGGAAGAGTTTCAAAAGCAACGCGCCATTCCGTTGCAAATCCCTGTGGAAATGGTGAAAACGGCACTCATTGCTGCTATGCAAGGCGTTAATTTGGATCTTGCCGAGGTTGAAGAAAATCACCGTAAAAGTGCGGTCAATTCTGTGACAGAAATTTCAAGCTCTCTGATTAATGGTGAAAATTATGCCGAAACCCTTTATAAAAAAGCGGTATTTGCCCGCGCCAAAGCGGAGTTACTCCCAGAATTTAACACCCTTTCAGGGCGTGAAATTCACCAAAACCGTGATTACGTGACCGAGCAAAAAAGCCTATTGGCAGAAGCAACCCACGCTATTCGTACATTGAAAGGTAAAAAACGGGGATCGGTATGGCTACTGTAAAGAAAATGCGCTATCAGCAACTGACGGCGTTTTTACTCACAAAATTGCCGAAACGTTATCACGGGAATTTTTACAGCTGGATTGAAGACGGCAAATTATTGAATGAAGGGCGACAAGTGACCGAAAACGGCATTGAAGTGTGCCACCTTTCCTATAACGGTGTATTTCACTTTGAGGCTTTGCCATTCAACGAAATTTCCCCCGCTTATCTAATGGCGCATATTCAAGTGTGGGTAAACGAAAACGATCCAATGCGTGATGTATTGGATGAAAGTGAAATCCCATTTGATTTAGACATTATCGACGATAACACGGCAGATTTAATCTTTACCATTGCTTTTCGTGAGCCACTGACGGCAATGGAAGATAGCGAAGGCGAATTAAAAATTGAGGGCGTGAATTATCGTTTAGACGATATTGACGTCTTTACGGCTGAATATATTGATGTTGTGGTGACGGTTGAACAATGAGCATCTTAATGGGGCTAAAGCCTGGCACGGTAGAAAAATTAAAGCATACATTACTGTATTTACGCCTTACACCGAAAATGCGTAATCAAGTGATGCAAAAAGTATTGTGGCGATTAAAAAAGAACGCTGAAAAAAATGTGAGCCATCAACAATCGCCAGACGGTAAAACTTGGACACCCAGAAAGAAAAAATTAAAAGGTGGCGTGCGTAAAAATAAGTTGCTGAAAGAAAGTGCGACCAATTTAAATTCTAAATTAGAGCAACAGGGCGAACGAGGAAAACTGTTTTATAAAAACCCTCATTGGGCAAAAGTCCGTGCGATTCACCAATATGGCTTAGAAGTGCCCGTTGAGCAAACTGAAAAAGACAAAAAAGCCTTAGCAAAATTGTTGGCACAAAATAACCAGCCAGCAACACCACAACAAGCACGTCGGCTAAGAGAATTGGGTTATCAAGTGCGCAATGGGAAAACCAAAACAGGTAAACAAAAATATAAAAAAGTGCGCTTAAAAAGCATTCGACAAACCATGTCACGCGGACAAGCGGGTTTAATTATACGAATGATGGAAAAACAAAAAGGGATCAATATTCGGCGAGGTTTAGCCTCTTACAAAATGGCAAAGCGAGAATTTTTAGATGAAAACCCAAAACGAAACGCCGACATTATTACCGAAGAATTATTGAAAGGCTTTGAAAAAGCAGGTTATCACTTACAGCCATAGAAAGACAAAAAATAACCCCGAATCACTGCAATGATTCGAGGTTGTAAACCCCTTACAAACCATTAACCAATAAGGAGTTAATTAAAACAAGTGAATTATAACCAACTATTTAAATTTATCAAGGACACCATGAAACAATACGGTTTATTTAAAACAATATTTGGCTTAGGGCTACTCGTTATCATGGCACGCTTTCCAGAAACGATAGATTCAATAGCAAATATGATTTCTTTATTAACAACAATAAGAGGACAGTAAAGAATGTTCCCATCTGTACAAATTAACGCCCTTAATCAGTTAAGTGGCGAAACCAAGGAAATTGAACGCCACGCATTATTTGTTGGCATAGGCACCACTAATCAAGGAAAGTTATTGGCATTAACGCCCGATTCTGATTTTGACAAAGTATTTGGCGAAACCGATACCGACTTAAAAAAACAAGTGCGTGCGGCAATGCTTAATGCGGGTCAAAACTGGTTCGCACACGTGTATATCGCACAAGAAGACGGCTATGACTTTGTCGAATGTGTGAAAAAAGCCAATCAAACCGCCTCTTTTGAATATTGTGTCAATACCAGATATTTAGGCGTAGATAAAGCAAGTATTGGTAAATTGCAAGAATGCTATGCAGAACTACTTGCTAAATTCGGTCGTCGTACTTTCTTTATCCAAGCTGTGCAAGGAATTAACCGCAATACATCTGACGGTGAAACTTGGGATCAATATGTACAAAAACTTACCACCTTACAGCAAACTCTTGTTGCCGATCACGTTTGCTTAGTGCCTTTATTATTCGGCAATGAAGCGGGCGTATTGGCAGGGCGATTAGCCAATCGTGCCGTGACTGTGGCAGACAGCCCAGCACGGGTACAAACAGGCGCGTTAGTGAGCCTAGGCAGTGCCAATAAACCACTGGATAAAGACGGCAATGAACTTACCCTTGCGCACTTAAAATCCCTTGAAACCGCGCGTTATTCTGTGCCGATGTGGTACCCCGATTATGACGGCTATTACTGGGCAGACGGTCGCACGTTAGATGTGGAAGGGGGCGATTATCAAGTGATCGAAAATGTCCGCGTGGTTGATAAAGTGGCGCGTAAAGTGCGTTTATTAGCAATAGCGAAAATTGCAGATCGTTCTTTTAACTCCACAATATCAAGCACGGAATATCACAAAAATTATTTCGCCAAACCGCTTCGTGATATGAGCAAATCCGCAACCATCAACGGCAAGGATTTCCCAGGCGAATGTATGCCACCGAAAGATGATGCCATCACGATTGTGTGGCAAAGCAAAACCAAGGTGACCATTTACATCAAGGTTCGCCCTTACGATTGCCCGAAAGAGATTACGGCAAATATTTTCTTAGATTTAGACAGCTTAGGAGAGTAAACGATGGAACGTATTAGTGGAATGAGTTTTGACTTCTATTTATTCGGGTTGCCTATTCATGCTGAATCCATCAGCTTATCTATTACGGATAATAGTGCCGTCGTACAAACACGTGGGATTCCTGATGGTTGGGCAAGCGGTGATGTGACCGCAGAAGGCGAAATTGAATTAGATGCAAAAAATTTCTCAAAATTATCAGCTGCAGCCGCCGCGGCGGGAAGTTATCGCAGTTTACCTGAAACGGATTTTACTTTCTTTGCACAACGTGGGGGGATTCGCGACAAAGTGGAAACCTTTGGCAATAAGATTATTTTAACGGATGTGTTAAGTATCGATCCGAAAGGCGGGGCTAAATCCACGAAAAAACTAAAATATTTTGTGACAAGCCCAGATTTCGTGCGTATTAATGGTGTGCCGTATTTATCCGATGAAGATACGCGCGATCTTCTCGGCTAACCGAGTTTAGGGGCTGACTGTGCTGAAGTATAACAACGATAAACAAGCAAGTGCGGTCAGTTTCCTAAATGTTTTAAGGTGATTTTATGAATAGCAAAATAGATAGCACAATTCCGTTTATTGGCTCACTCACTGCGCTTATTTCAGGATATAGCTTGCATGAATGGGCATCATTATTCGGTATTTTATTTGGTGCGGTTTCAGTGTGGTTCGCTTACCGAAAATACAAAGAAGACGTACAAGCACGCAAAGATGAATTAGCCTACAAAATGTTGGCAGCAAAAATTGAAGCAAAAAAATTAGGGATAGCAATAGATGAGTAAAAAATTAGGTGCAATGATTTTATGTTCGGCAGCTGCGGTAGTAACGGCTTTTTTTGCCCAGCAGAAAGACTTGCCAGCGCAACAACAAAATCAAGTAAGCTTAAAAGCGGTGTCAATGATCGTAAATTTAGAAGGTTGCGTGCGCAATCCGTATAAATGCCCCGCCGATGTCTGGACAAATGGCGTAGGCAATACCCATAACGTAGATAAAACCAAGATTTTAACCATTGATGAAGTGGCAGTCGATTTACGCCAAAACATCAAACAGGCTGAAAATTGCATTAACGCCGATTTCAACGGTCGCAAGATGAATCAAGATCAATATGATGCCATGATATCACTCGCCTTTAATGTGGGCTGTGGCAACATCAAAACCTATTACAGCAAAACCCAAGGCAAACGTGTCGCAACCACGCTTTATCGTGCAGCACAAGCGGAAAACTGGATATTAATGTGCAATCGTATTGAAGATTTTAACAAATCAGCTGGACGCGTGCTGAAAGGCTTACAAATCCGCAGAGCAAAAGAAAAAGCCCTATGTTTGGGGGAATAATGGAATTTAAAGCCTTATTTATGGGTGTATTTTTGATGGTGTTTGTAGGCTGTATTGGTTCTACGTTGCATTACAAAAAGCAAGCAGAAACCACCGCACTTTTACTTAAACAGAATGAACAAACCATTGAACAAAATAAAGTGATGTTGCAACGGTATGAAAGGCAACATGCAAAATTGACCTATCAACTCAACCACGCAAACAAAAAAGCCGAACAACGCAGCCAACAACTAAAGGACGTGCTAAACAATGCAGAAAATAAAAATTGGACTAATGAGCGCGTGCCTAATGATGTTGCTGGCGTGCTCAACCAGCGTACCACAACGAAATAATTTAAAGCTAATTTGCCCGCAAACCACCGAATGCAGAGCATTAAGCGTGAATATTCGCATCAACGGCGATTTGGCAGAGAGCTTGAATCAGGCGTTAGATCGCCTTGAAATTTGCACCACGGCTTACACCGCGATAACCAAGTGCATTACCGATTTTAACAACCAAAAGGAAAACTAAAAATGGAAAAAACACAAGCACAAACCTTGTTAGAAAAACTGACTGGAAACCTTAAAGATTCCGTCACATTAAACATTGCAGGCGTTGATTTTACCTTTATTCGAGATAACGCCGCTTACGATCAAATGTTAAATGACATTGAAAGTAACAATAAAGTGACACCTATCAAAGATTATTTACTGGCGATTGTTGCGCGCGAACAAAAAGAGGCATTACTTGAAATTATTCACGTGCCAACACTGGCGGCACAACTGGCAGCGAAAGTCAATGAAGTGTTTGTGCCAGAAATTCAAATTACCGTAAAAAACTAACGGCGCGTGTGGCAAGTATCGAGCGCAACGGGTTATCACAAGCCATTGCGCTACGCATGCACTATTTACCACACGCCGATAACAGCGACTACAATTTAGCGCGCAATATGGTTACACAAACAGTATTTTGAACAACAGGCAAACGCCGTCGCAAGCGGTATCGCCAAAGTCTTTTAGGGTTTCATTATGTCAGCAGTACAAGGGCTTGAATATATCATCAGCTTAACAGACCAACTTTCAGCACCCTTGAAAGGGGTCATGAAGTCTATTGATGATTTAGGCAAACGTGGCGAAGCAGCAATGAAAAAAATAGGGCTGGGTGTGGCAGGTATTGTTGGTGCAGGCTTTGCCTTAAAAAGCGCGCTAGATCCCGCCATTGAGTTAAATCGCGCCATAGGCGAAGTTCGCTCCCTTGGGGTTGCCGATGATGCGTTAGAGAAACTAAGCAAAACTGCCCTTAATTTTTCCAGTCAATACGGCGAAAGTGCGGTGGATTTTGTGCGATCTTCTTACGATATTCAATCAGCGATTGCAGGGCTAAATGGTAACGAGTTAGCCGAATTTACCAAAACATCAAATTTATTAGCCAAGGGCACAAAAGCCAGCGCAGCGACCATTACAAATTATATGGGCACCATGTACGGTATTTTTGCTGAAGATGCCACCAAACTAGGGAATGCAAATTGGGTAAACAAAATCGCAGGGCAGACTGCCCTTGCGGTAAAAATGTTTAAAACCTCAGGCGATGGGATGAGTGCGGCATTTAAATCTTTAGGCGCAGCCGCAAAATCTGCAAAAATTGATGTGGCAGAGCAAGTTGGCGTGTTAGGTAACTTACAAGCCTCGATGAGCGGAAGCGAAGCAGGGACAAAATACAAAGCCTTTTTAGCTGGCGTGGGGGCTACACAAAAAGAATTAGGCTTAAGTTTTGTTGATACTAATGGCGATATGCTAGATATGGTAACCATTCTCAACAAAATTAAAGGTAAATTCGGCGATACCTTAGATGTTGCACAAGCTACAAAACTGAAAAAAGCCTTTGGCAGTGATCAAGCAGTCGATTTAATTAAATTCCTCTTGCCGAAAACAAAAGAATTAAAAAATAACATCGCCGATATTGCAAAAGTCAGCGACACAAAAGCCTTGGCACAAATGGCACGTTCAATGGTTGATCCTTGGTCTCGCCTTAGTCAAATTATAACGGGTGTCAAAACGGCAATCGGCGGCGAAATATTGAAAAAACTTGATCCTATTATGCATAAGGTGGCAGATCTAGGACAAGAATTTATTGATTGGCTAAAAACTTATAAAAATATTGCTCGTTGGATTGGTTATATCATAGGGGCATCAATAGGTTTTGCGGCTGTAGCTGCAACGATTTCCCTTGTCAGTGGGGCGATGGGCTTGTTAAAGGTAGGGGCTATTGCTGCCTTTGCACCAATTCGTGGTTTACTTTCCTTAATGTCTTTATTGGGTAAACCGCTAGTGTTGATTCGTTCAGCAATTATGTTGATTTTTGCTGGTTTTAAAACATTAATTAGCGTCGTTTGGGCTGTAATCAATCCTTTGAAAATGCTGAGATTGGTTTTTGCTTTTGCATTCAGCCCGTTATCAATCCTATTACTGGCAGGACTCGCAATTTATAAATTCCGCCATCAGTTAAAAGATTTATGGAATGGCGTAAAACAAGGTTTCGGTAGTCTTGAGTCTCATCTTGCACCACTTTATCGTGCATTTGATATTGTTAAATCAGCAGGGCAAAAAGTTTCAAATGCAATTGGTCGTATTGCAGGTTTATTTAGTGCAAATGCTGAATCAGCAATGTTATTCCAAAATGTTGGTGTCGCAGTTGGACAGGCGATTGGATTCGCTTTTGATGTTGTTCTTTTCGTTATTGAATTAATTGCACGGCAAATTGAAGCGGTAGCGACTATTTTTAGCAATGTCGCCGATGTCATTATCGCCACTTGGCATAATGTCATTGATGATTGGGAGAGTAAAAGCGCATGGGATATATTCAAAGGCTTAGCGACAGGAATTGGTCAAATTTTTACAACTATTTTAAAAGGGATTAAAGATCAATTTATCAATACGATTAACTGGATTATTGATAAAGTCAATATAGTGAGTGGGAAAATTGGCTTTGAATTACCTAAAATTCCGAATACGTGGTTAAGTGATCATGCACAGGTAACAACAGTAACTGCTGCGTCAAATATCTCAAGTTTAGGATTAAACGCTGCAGTAGATAATGCATCGTGGAAAAAATCCCCAAGTATTGATTTACCAAATAACCTAAAACCACAATTAAATTCAATGCCTCAAGGATCTGTGACAAAAACATTGACACAAAACCGCACCGAGCAAAGAACGATAAACTATGGCGGACTGGCGTTCTATGGATACGATAAGCGTGAAATTACGCAAGAATTGCGCAATAAAGAACAGTTAGCGGCAGGGTAATAAATGGAAAAACTTTACCTTGATTTACTGATTACGGGCGAAGACATGACGCGAGATAGCGGTAATCAGCCGTTAATTTGTGATAACCGAATTTCTATTGCGCAAGATATTAAACACGCCATTTTAGAAAGTGGACTGGCGACACAACTTATCGCTGAGCGTTCGCGCATTTTTCGTCGCGATATTATTTTGCAAATGGTGTTATTGGTTGAAGAAGATGCGCGCTTGATTCCAGGTACCGTTTCCATTAGCGAAGCACGTTTAGGGCAGTTATTTATTACCGCTGAAACTTATGAATTTGGGCGACTTGATGAATTGGAGTTACGTTTAAATGAGTGAAAATTTTAAACAAATGTTAGCTGAAAGCGGCTTACCCACAGAAGAAACGCAAATCCGCCAAGAATTTGAACGCTTAACTGCAGAAGAAGGATTGATTACTAACACAAGCCGAATGAGCCCATTTTGGCGATTAATCACTGCTATTGCGGTTAAGCCAGTGAAGTGGCTGACCGATCATTTAATTGCGGAAATTCTGCCGAATTTATTTGTAAAAACCGCAAAAGACAGTTGGTTACAACTTCAAGCGTGGACAGTGGGCTTAGATTTTAAAGCCGCAACAAAAGCAGAAGGCGTCGTGCATTTTACAAAAGAAAGCGATGTAACCGATCTTACCATTAAAGCAGGTACCGTGATTCAGACAGAGCGTATTAATGATGTGATTTTCCGTTTGATTGTGACAAAAGACACCATTATTCCTAAAGGTGTGTTGCGTGCGCCTGTGCCAGTAATCGCAGAGCAGGCTGGCGCAAATTTCAATTTAGCGACAGGTTACTACCGTATTCTGCCTGAATCTATTGCAGGAATAAGTGCGGTGGAAAATTTAGGAGATTGGCTCACCTCACCAGGTGCAGATCGTGAAACAAATGACGAGTTACGAGAACGCTATCGTACACAGTTTTCCAGCGTTGGACAGCATCATATTGACAGTGTTTACAAAGGCATGATCGCCAAAGTCGCCGCCTTATCGGTGGACAGAATTTATTTTAAACACGATGCGCCACGTGGACCGGGCACGGCAAACGCCTATTTGTTATTGGACACAGGCGTAACCAGTCAGCCCTTTATTGATAAAGTCAATCGCCATGTGCGTGACGAGGGTTTTCACGGTCATGGCGATGATTTATTGTGTTTTGCGATGCCAGAAACAAGACACAATGTGACATGCACGATTTATTTTCATTCCACTATTTTTGTGGGCGATGTACGCCGCCAAGAAATTTTAAGCCAAGTGGAAAATATGATCCGTGCCGCATTTCGTGAAAATAATAATTACAACGTGACAAAAACCTATCCTTTTAGACGGTTTAGTTGGTCAAAATTAGGCGAGGAAATTCACGACAGCATCGGTGAAATTGCGTCTATTGTGTGGGGGCAAGCGGATATTCAAAGCGAATTATCTATTCCCCGTATTCAGCAATTATCCGTCACCGTACAGAAATAAGGGGCAAAAATGAAAATAAAATTGCCCTTCTGGATGGATAAAGGCGAACTTAACAAAGTCGCCGTTCTGTTTGGTAAATGGTGGGATTATGTGTTAAGTGCGGTCAAATTTCCCTTCAATATTTTAGATGAAGAACACTGCAGTGAACGCATTTTAAATTTAATCGCCTATCAACGCGACGTAGAACGATTTGAGGGAGAGCCGTTAGAACTCTTCCGTAAGCGCGTGAAATATGCCTTTTTAAATGCGAAAGATGCAGGCAGTAAAGCGGGTTTTATCCGAATTTTTGAACGCTTAGGCATTGGCTATGTAGAAATTGAAGAACGTTTTGACAGAGAAAATTGGGATGTGATCAAAATTCGAATCAGTGATTCACAATTAGCAAAGAAAACAGCATTACTCAATTTAATCATTCGAAAATATAGCCGCACTTGTCGGCGTTATACCTTTGAAGTGATCACGAAAGAAACTGTGAGTATTTATCACGGCGAATTTAACCATGATCACCAAAGTTTTTATGTGAAAGTAAACTGATAATAACAACAATAAGAGGTTTATTTATGGCTAGTTTAATTACGCCACAATTTGAACGTTATGTCGCAGAACAAACTATTGCACGTGGCACAGTACAGTTTGATGAATTCATTTTTGCCAATATTCCAGGGTTAAATGAGCACAATCTTGCGCAATATCTCACTATGCCGACATCGGCACAAATTGTACATCGCCAAGCCGTATCGCAAAGTGGCGTGATTAATGAAAATGCCGTTGTGTATTCTGTGACGATTGGTACGGAAGTGGGCGATTTTGATTTCAATTTTATTGGGTTAATTAACCGTTCTAAAAATCTTTTAGCCGTTGCGGTACAAACGGATACAGTGAAAAAAATCCGTAATAAAAATGCTGTACAAGGCAACAGTATTACGCGCAATATTCTTTTAGAATTTAGTGGCGCAAAAGCTCTGACGGGCATTAATGTCAATGCGAACACTTGGCAAATTGATTTTACTGTACGCTTACATGGACTTGATGAAAAAATTCGTTTAACCAATCGTGATCTGTATGGTAGAGCAGTATTTTTCGATGATAGTTTCTTGGTTAAACGTAAAACAGGTCATCAATTTACGATTCAACCTGGCACGGCTTATGTTGAAGGTGTTCGTATGGATTTAGGCGCAGAGCATCATCTTACTGCTAATAGCTTGCCTTGTTCTATTTATGCGGATGTAGTGCATCATTGCACCGTAACGGGCGAATATCAAACTGAAATTAAGTATCTCACGCAATCAAAAGCCGATTATGTGGACACCGTAAACCGCCAACACTATGTGCAAATTTTGGCGGATATTGACAGCCAAGGCAATGTGACAGATCGCCGCTTACTTTCGCCGTTTTTGGGTATGAATCCGCTCACATTAGATGACACAACCGAAAATAACAAAGATAAACAGGGTCATACGCACAAGTTACCTATCGCAAGTTTAGTTAAAAAGGGGATTGTAAAATTATTTTCAGGCTATGATTCAGATGCCGAAGATATGGCTGCAACATCAAAAGCCGTGAAAATCGCCTATGACAAAGCAGTAGAAGCCAAAACTACCGCAGATGGAAAGGTTGGTTTAAATGGTAACGAAAGCATTAATGGCGAGAAATCCTTTGAAAATCGTATTGTGGCAAAAAGAAATATCCGTATTTCAGATAACCCGATCTATGCTTCACGCGGAGACTATTTAAATATCGGGGCAAACGATGGGGATTGTTGGTTCGAATATAAATCAAGCAACCGAGAGATTGGCACACTTCGTATGCACGCTAACGGCGATTTAACCTACAAACGCCAAAAAATCTACCACGCTGGGGCAAAACCCCAATTTAATACGGATATTGAAGGCAAGCCTAATACACTTGCAGGCTACGGTATTGGGAATTTTAAAGTAGAAGAGTTTCGTGGAAATTTAAACACCCTCAAAACTGATGGGATTTATGCAATTACGCAAGCAAGCCGCTCTCAAAATCTGCCCGTATCGACCAGTTGTCACATCCAAGTTATTGCTGGAGGTGATGGTGCTTGGTGCCGTCAATTGGCTTATGTAGCATACAGCACAGATATGTACGAGCGGCATCAGACAAGTTATCAGACAGATAGTTGGTCGGCTTGGAAAAAACTTAATACCGATGGCATCCCTATTGGTGCGGTGGTGTCATTCCCTCGTGCGGTAACCAATCCAGTTGGCTTTTTAAAAGCAAACGGCGCGACATTTAACCAACAAACCTTTCCAGATTTGTATCGAGTGTTGGGCAACAGCAACCAACTTCCTGATTTAACCCGTAGCGATGTGGGGATGACGGCTTATTTTGCCGTGGATAACATTCCCACTGGCTGGATTGCCTTTGATGAGATTGCCACACAAGTTACCGAGCAGCGTTACCCTGAGTTATATCGTCACTTAGTCGGCAAATATGGCTCAATTAACCGCGTACCTAAAGTAGCAGATAGATTTGTGCGTAATGCGGGTAATGGGCTCTCTGTGGGACAAACGCAAGAAGATGAGTTAAAGCGACACGTCCATAAACACATTGAGAATAATACGGCTACAAACCCTCTCTTTTACAATGATAAGACTTTTGATTATAGCTCAAGAGATAGTACAGATAGAGAATCTCTTGATATTGCTACTGCAGTGATTGATAACAATAATGATAACTGGTGGATAACCCCTAACATTAATTCCAACTTTGCAACAGGTGGAAATGAAAATCGCCCTAAATCATTAATCCTCAAATTATGCATCAAAGCCATTAATAGTTTTGATGATGTCGTCTTTTGGATTAAGTCCCATGGCGAGGTAACTAATGCTGGTGCGCTTGATGCGGGTCGATTAGCACAAGGATTACAAGATAAAGCAGACCGTAATCATACCCATACTGTGAGTCAGATTACGGATTTTAATCCGTCAGTAAGAGAGATAGTGACGCAATCAATTACCCAAGGATTTAGTCAAAATCTCGCCGAAACAGGATGGTGTAAATTGCCAAATGGAATGATTTTACAATGGGGTAAGGTAAGAGATGGAGTGGTAACTTATTTCCCTATAGCCTTTCCAGTTCGGTGTTGTGCGGTAACTCTAGGGCAAATAATGAATGTATATTCTTACGATGCTGCTCTATATTTCTATAATAAAACAAATTTTAGAGCCTACATCCAAAGAGGAGAGGCAGTCTATATAGCAATTGGTTATTAATGAAGTGGATATGGAGATTTTTTACAAAGCTATTGTAGGGTGGGCTTACGCCCACGTTACAGTTGCTTTCATTGAAGATAAGGAGGCTTCAGGAAATAATGGTGTAATGTTAAAGGTTTTATGCTGCTTGATTTGCCACAAATCATAATTAGCTTGCATATTCAACCAAAAATTAGGAGAGGTATTATTTAGCAATTGACTTAAGCGAACTGCCATCTCGGGCGTAATCGATGCTTGTGCATTGACAATACGCGATAACGCCACGCGACTAATACCTAGGCGTTTTGCTACATCAGTAATACTGGCACCATTAAGATATTCTCTCAAAATAATACCCGGATGTGCGGGGTTGTGCATTCTCATATTATTACTCCTAGTGATAATCTTGATAATCAACAATTTCAACATTGCCTTCATTGAAACGAAATGTTAAACGCCAATTTCCATTTACTTTCACTGACCAATGTTCTGCCAAGTTGCCTTTAAGGGGATGAAGATTCCAGCTTGGTACAGCCATATCCAAAGGGGTTTGAGCAGCATCAAGTGCGGTTAAAAGCAAATTAAGTTTACTAGCATGCTTTGTTTGAATGCCAGAGGTTGAACCCGTTTTAAAAAAGAGTTCTAGCCCTTTGTGCTTAAAAGAAAGAATCATAATCACTCCACTGTATAGCCAAAATATACAAAATAGTGAATAACTTGTAAAGTATTTATATACAAAAAGGAAAAAACAATGACAATCTACTACAAAAACGGCTTTTTTGATGACACTGACGGCGGTTTTGTGCCTGAAAGTGCGGTAGAAATTAGCCAAGAAACCTACCTTGAGCTCCTTAATGGACAAGCCCAAGGCAAGCAAATCATCACAGATAAAACAGGCTATCCTGTATTAATTGACCCACAACCCAGTGCGGCACACGAGTTAAATCTTGACACGCTTACGTGGGAAATTTCAGCCGAAAAACAGACCGCACTTTTTGCACAACAAAAAGAGGGATTACTGAATAAATTAGCGGACAAAGCCGACCAACTTAAAAATGGATTGCTGGCAGGCTATCCACAAACGGAAATTGAAAGTTTTTACCGTCAGGAAAAAGAGGCGTTAGCGTGGCAAGCCGACCACAACACAGCGACACCGATGCTCACACAAATCGCCCAAAATCGTGGTGTGCCGTTTGAAATATTGGTAGAAAAAGTGATTGAAAAATCCGCCCAGTTTGCTGTGTCGATTGGCATCATTATCGGGCAACGTCAAGCATTTGAAGACCGTTTGTTGGCTTTAAAAACACCAGAGGAATTAACCGCACTTGAACAGGAGATTAACGAATGGACATTAAACGCAAATTAACACGCTATGGCTATCACGTGATTATCGCCATAGACCAACTGTTTAACGCTATAACGGGCGGGGCAGCAGATGAAACCCTTTCTAGCCGCACTTATCGAGGCGCGATATTAGCAGAAAACCCGAAAAAACGCTGGCGAGTACTATATCGTGTCATCAACGGCATTTTCTTTGACCGCAATCACTGCAAAACAGCTTATGAAAGTGAATTAAATCGTAAACAGTATTCAGAAGATTTTATAATCAATTAATTTTAGGTAATGCTTAATATGTGGAAACAACAAAAACTAAAATTATCCCCACAGGCAAAAACAACATTACAAAACGCACAAAAGGGGATTATTTCCCCTTTTTCGCTATCTGTAAGTGGTACTAAATTAGGTGTGCATAATTGGTCGCACGGTATCAAAGAAAAGTCAAATCACTATTTGTCACCCGAAAATGCCGTGAAAGCACTGGCGGCAAAGTTGGTCGATTATGCCGATCCGAATCGCCCTAAAGGTGTGCAGGATGTCGTGGTCATTATGGTAACAAGTAGCAATATTGATCAGTTTATTGCAGAGTTGGAAAAAGTGCGTGAGCTATTGCCTGAGCCAACATTTAAGCAAGCGCTAGACTATGCGAAATCAAGTAAAGATTTACAAGAAACAAAAATGATAAAAACGCCAACTATGGCAAGTCCATCATTTTCCAATAGTGCCGATATTACGCCAGGTTCCGCCCGCACGATGCAAAGTATTTTACGCAATGCGACATCTGCAGCGGTTGCGGCACAAACTAAAGACCCAATGACGATGATTGAGGCGTTAAAGGCAGCTAAAAAAGAACGCGATAAAGCCAATAATGAAAAAGTCGAAAAAATGTTGAACACCTCAGCGAATGTGTATGCTTTTGTTGTTTCAGATTATCTTGAAATCGCAGAAAGTAAAATGAAAGTGAATGTGCCAAAGTCCAGCAATGTATTTACCACTTGCGTTATGTTTATTGGCGCAGATTTAACCAATATTAGAGGAATGTTGCAAAATGCAGAAACGTAATCCCAGTGTACAACTTGCACTAAATGGCACGCCAATTTATTTAAACAATATTTTAATGTCGGTTTCGGTCAAACGTGAAGAAAAAGACATGAGCGGTCAAAAATCAAGTACCAAAAAATCAGATAAAGGCGTAAAAGCCAAAGAGTTAAGCGTAACGGGGTTTATTCCATACAACAGGAAAGAGTGGCTGACGCAGCTTTTCAATTTAGCTGAGGCAGAAACGGGTAAAGGCGAGCAAACAAAATATCGGGTCTCTTGTACAGTGGCTGAAGCCGTGAATATGCGAGAAGTGCAATTTAGTGGCGAGGTTTCCGCAACAGAACAAAATGGGCAGTTGGGGTGGTCGATTTCATTTAGGTTGCGTGAAGTCAATTCTGTTGCTGAGAAAAAAGACCAGCGCAAGAAAAAACCAAAGGTAAAAACGCAAGGTGAGAACGCGCCAGTAGCAAAAAGTGCGGGTGAAAATTCGGGGAAATCTGGAGAAGAAAACAAGTCGGACGAAAGAAAAGGCTTGCTAAAAGATGTAGATGATTGGATTGGTTCATAAATGAAAATTATAAAAACATGCATTATCGATGATGAAGAATTGGAACTTGCTGATGAACTTATCGTTTTAGAACTTAATAATACGGGGCGCGGATTTGTTACTGTTCGTACCGAAAAAGACTGCATCGGAAAAAGTGCAGTTTTTGAGATGGGAGAATATGATCACTATTACAAATGGTTCGATGGTATTGTTGAGCGTGAACAAAGTGCGGAAAACGGCTATAAAAAATTATTTATTCGCGAAAAAGTGGCTGTGTTTGAAAAGCCGTTAAATTGCTCTCATCGTCATATTACTTTGCGTGATTTATGCGCGTGGATTACAAGCCAAACAAAAATCCCAGTAAAAGTACCGCAAGCAGATTATGCGGATACGCCGATTTCGTTGTTTACTCATAATGGCAGTGGTTATCAGCTTTTAGCCAATATTGGGCGACAATATCAAATAGCAGATTATATGTGGCAACAATCGCCAGACGGTTCTTTGTTTGTTGGTTCGCATAAAGATTCACGCTGGGCAGGGAAAAACATTGAACTAGATGAAAGCATTACTCTGACAAGCGGTAGCAATGATATGACAATTCCGATTACTGCTGCTATTCGACCAGGTGCGATTATCAATGGAAATAAAATTCAGAAAGTAGAATTGTCTGGCGATGATTATGTGCTTTCGTGGGAAAATTTAGGCAAAGATGGTAAGCCAGAACAAAAAAGCCCAGAACGCCGTCAAATGGAAAAAACATTCCCCGAACTGGCTGGCGGTTATCATTTACCGAAGTATGCGAAAGTCATTGGCGTTGCAGACCCCTCAAGCGGTGGCGATATTTCTGATCCGTTCCGCCCAAAATATGCCGTTGAATTGCAACTACTGGACGAAAACGGCAACGAGGATAAAACGGTGCCGGTTTATCCAGCTGTGCCTTTGCCTGTAACAAGTACAGGTTCACAAGGTGGGGATTTTGCCTTTCCTGAAGTGGGCACAATGGTTGAAGTAGGTTTTGCTTATGGGCGAAGCGATCAGCCTTTTGTACGAACTATGTTAGCACAAGGAAAAACAGTACCGAGTGTTGCACCTGGAGAACAACTCAAGCAGCAACGCCCCGAAGTGTATGAGCGCACCGATGCCGCAGGCAATAAGATTCGCGAAACCGATCAGAAGATTACAGATAAATCCTTTGAACGACACATCGAAACAGATAGTGAAGTAAAACAAATTGGTACATCAACAAAAACAGTAGATTCAGATAGTACGCAAACTATAGGCGGAAATAAAACTGTTAGCGTATTGGGTAGTATCAATGACACGACTGCAAGCAATCGTACTGTGGGAACAGGTGGCACGCTACAAGAAAAAATCGTGGGATTGGCGCAACGTGTTTCGGACGAAAAGAATAAATTTGTGGCGCCGCTAAGTTATATGGGAACAGAAAGTCAGAATATTTTTAGATTGTTAGAGGATACTATTCAGCTATTAGGCGAAGTTGCGAGTGCAGTGGCAACGCATACGCATAGAGGATCGCCACCGCCAGATCAAGCAAGCACATTCAACCAGCAGGCAAACAAAGCAAAAACAATCAAAAGTAAACTCACGCCTATCATTGAGTAA